AGTTAGTAACAAGAAACATGAACATGCACATCAAAAAATACCCACAACTAGCTGGTGAAATTTTGGAAGTGTACAAATATGTTTATGATAAAAAAGTTTTACCATCAATGCGCTCAATGCAGTTTGGTGGTAAACCAATTGAAATTTCACCAAACAGAATTTACAACTGTGCTTATTTACCGATTGACCACTTAGACGCATTTGCTGAAAGTATGTTCTTATTGTTAGGTGGAACAGGTGTTGGATATTCAGTTCAAAAACATCACGTAGAAAAACTACCTGAAATTAGAAAACCTAATACAAATAGAACAAGAAGATTCTTAGTTGGAGATTCAATTGAAGGTTGGGCTGACGCAATCAAAGTATTAATGAAATCTTACTTTGGTGAAAATTTGTCAACACCTGAATTTGATTTTTCAGATATTAGACCAAAAGGAGCACAACTTGTAACATCAGGTGGTAAAGCACCTGGACCACAACCTTTGAAAGATTGTATTCACAAATTAAAAGGTATGTTGGACGCAAAAGAAGATGGTCAAAAATTATCATCAATTGAAGTTCACGATATGGTATGTCACATTGCAGACGCAGTTCTTGCTGGTGGTATTCGTAGAGCGGCTTTGATTTCTTTATTCAGTGCTGATGACCAAGAGATGATTTCTTGTAAGTCAGGTACATGGTGGGAAACAAACCCACAAAGAGGTAGAGCTAACAATTCAGCGGCTTTGGTTAGACACAAAATTACAAAAGAATTTTTCTTAGATTTGTGGAAACGTGTTGAAGCATCAGGAGCTGGTGAACCTGGTATCTATTTTACAAATGATAAAGATTGGGGAACTAATCCATGTTGTGAAATCGCGTTGAGACCAAACCAATTCTGTAACTTATGTGAGGTAAATGTTTCTGACATTGAATCACAAGAAGATTTGAACAACCGTGTTAAAGCGGCAACTTTCATCGGAACACTTCAAGCTGGTTATACCGACTTCCATTACTTGAGAGATGTATGGAAACGTACAACTGAAAAAGATGCGTTGATTGGAGTATCAATGACAGGTATCGGTTCAGGTGTTGTATTGGGTTATAACATGAAAGAAGCTGCTAAACTTGTTAAAGAAGAAAACGCAAGAGTTGCTGACTTGATTGGTATCAACAAATCAGCTCGTACAACTACTGTAAAACCAGCAGGAACCACATCTTTGACATTGGGAACATCTTCAGGTATCCACGCATGGCACAACGACTATTATGTTCGCAGAGTTCGTGTAGGTAAGAATGAATCTATTTACCAATACTTGGCGATAAATCACCCTGAGTTGGTTGAAGATGAATATTTCCGTCCACATGACACGGCAGTTATTTCAGTTCCACAAAAAGCACCCGAAGGAGCAATTTTAAGAACAGAGTCACCTTTCCAATTGTTGGACCGTGTTAAGAAAATCACACAAGAGTGGGTTAAACCTGGTCACAGAACTGGCTCAAACAGTCACAACGTATCCGCAACAATCAGTTTAAAACCTGAAGATTGGGAATTGGCAGGTGAATGGATGTGGAATAACAGAGATTTCTATAATGGATTATCGGTATTACCCTATAATGGGGGTAGTTATATTCAAGCACCTTTTGAAGATTGTACCAAAGAAGAATACGAAAGATTATTTTCTAAATTACAGTCAATTGACTTATCAAAAGTTATTGAATTACAAGATGATACATCACTTTCAGATTCTGTCGCTTGCGGCGGGGGAGCGTGTGAAATTGTTTAATCAAAATAAAACTATGAATAATTCGGAAGGGGGAAGTCAAAAACTTCTCCCTTCTGATTTTTATATTGAAAATGGAATTTATGTGTTCACAAAAGAGTTTCATTTAAGAAGGGGTAGTTGTTGTGGTAATGGTTGTAGACATTGTCCTTTTTTTCCTGCTCACAAAAAAGGGAATACAACTATATTTATAGACAATGGCTAATGGTGTAACTTATGGTATTAATTTTCCTTTTAATGATTCGTTAAAGGGGGATTACCTTTCTTTGTCTCAAAATCCTGACCAAGAAATTAGAAGTAACTTAATTCATTTGATTTTAACCCGAAAAGGTAGTAGATATTATTTACCTGATTTCGGTACTAAAATTTATGAATTTATTTTTGAACCATTAGATGGTGTTACGTTTGAATCAATTAAAGATGATATCAGAGATAATGTTAGTAAGTATATTCCTAATTTAATTATTAATGATATTATTGTTTTACCATATGATGAGTACGAATCAGTTGGTACTTTAAACACGGAAAATTTAGGAAATGGTGTTTATAGAGTTGCCGGTAGAAACACTTCAGAGTACACGGCTAAAATGAGAATTGATTATACAATTAGCGATAACGCATTTCAAACAAAAGATTTTGTAATTATAAATATTTAACATAAATGGCTGAGAAAAGAATATCCTATACCGTCCGAGATTTCGCGGCTATAAGACAAGAACTTATTGATTATACTAGACAGTATTATCCTGAATTAATTGACAATTTTAATGACGCATCAATTTTTTCAGTATTGATGGATTTAAACGCTGCCGTAACCGATAACTTACATTATCATATTGACAGAAGCATTCAAGAGACGGTTCTTGAATTTGCCAAACAAAGAAGTTCAATTTATAACATTGCAAGGACTTATGGTTTGAAAATACCTGGTAATAGACCATCAATAGCAGTTTGTGACATTAGTATTAATGTACCTGTATTTGGTGATAGACCAAACCCTGAATATATGGGTGTACTAAAAGCGGGTTCACAATTTGTTGGTGCGGGACAAACATTTGAAAATCCAAATGATATTGATTTCTCTTCAGCATTTAGTTCATCAGGAATTAAAAACCAAAAAGTAATACCAATTTTAGATGCGTCAAACAACGTCCAAAGTTATAATATCGTAAAAAGAGAAGTAGTTGTTAATGGTATTACAAAAGTATTCAAGAAAGTTATTACATCGGCAGACGCGACACCATTTTTAAGTTTGTATTTACCCGAAAGAAATGTTGTTAACGTTTTATCAATTATACAAAAAGACGGTATAACCTATAATAACGTTCCATCATACCAAGAATTTTTAAGTCCTGATGGTAAATGGTATGAAGTTCCAGCTTTAGCCGAAGACACTGTTTTTATTCCTGACCCAGGAAAAACAACTGACCAATCAAATATTAGTGTTGGGAAATATCTTAAAACTAGTAATAAATTTATTACTGAGTTTACACCTGAAAACTTTTTAAAGTTAACATTTGGTGGTGGTAATACATCCGCTGATGACCAATTGGCTGCTTTTGCACAAACAGGTGTATCACTAAGAATTAATGACTATCAAAATAATTTAAGTTTGGGTTATATCCCAACACCTAATACCACTTTATTTATTCAATACAGAGTTGGTGGTGGACTTGAAAGTAATGTTGGTGTCAACGTTATCAATACTGTTGGTAATGTGTTGTTTGATGTTAACGGTGCACCTGAAATCGCAAACTCAGTTAGAAACTCAATCCAATGTACCAACGTAACCGCAGCTATTGGAGGAGCAAATCCACCATCGGTTGAAGAAGTAAGAAATTTGGTTACATTTAATTTCTCATCACAAAACAGAGCGGTAACAATTGGTGACTATTATTCTTTAATACAAAAAATGCCAGGACAATTCGGAATACCATCTAAAGTAGGTATTATAGAAAATAATAACAAAATAAATGTTGTATTATTAACACAGGATGATAATGGTAAAATGACACAAAATGTACCAACAGTATTAAAAGATAATGTTGCAAATTATTTAGCAAAATACAGAATGATGAATGATTATATTAGTGTTACAACTGGTAAAGTTATTGATTTGGCATTTGAAATTTATATTTCTATTGCAAAAAATACAAACCAAAACTCAATCATTTCTGATGTTATTACAAAAGTTAATGATTATATGATACCACAAGCAAGAGAATTTGGTCAAAATGTTTTAATATCTGAAATCAAAAGTATAGTTCAAAATATTGAGGGTGTTGTTAATATATCTGATGTTAAGGTGTTTGGAAGAGTAGGTGGTAAGTACTCATCGTCACAAACAGCACAAAAATACGAAGATTCAACTACAAAAGAAATTAAGTTAATTGACGATATTATCTACGCAGAACCAACAGAATTTTATCAAATCAGATATTCTAATACGGATATCGGTGTCCGTGTGAAACAATAACCTTCACAAGGAAATTACTTCAACTATTTTTGTAAAATAAGAGATTAACTATTTATGAGAAAGAACAATTATGCCTAAAACTTATAGGATACGAACATCAGTAGGAAATAGTACACAATCTGACAAAACCATCAAAGTACAAGTTGACCAAGATTTTGACTTCTTGGAAATTCTTTCTTTGAAACTTACACAATCTGATGTGTATAGAAGTTTTTGTTCTGACTACGGTGTTGTTGTTGGTCGTGTAATTGCCAACGGTGGATACGGTGTACCAAACGCAAAAGTATCGGTGTTTGTACCAATTGATGATGTTGACCAAAATGACCCTGTAATATCAGCATTATATCCATATAAGAATGTTACAGATAAAAATGAAGATGGTTATAGATATAACTTACTTCCATATACACCTTCATATGAAGGACACGCAGCCACAGGTACTTTCCCAACAAGGGATGATGTTTTAACTAGAACAGAAGTATTACAAATATATGAAAAATATTACAAGTACACGGTAAAGACAAACGAATCAGGTGACTATATGATTGTTGGTGTTCCTTTAGGAAATCAACAAGTAATGTTGGATTTAGATTTATCTGATATGGGTTGTTTCTCATTGAGACCAACAGATTTAATTAGAATGAATCTTGGTAACTCAAAACAGTTTGACGGTAACCAATTTAAAAGTTCAGTTGATTTATCATCATTACCACAGATTGTTAATCAAAGAAGAAGTATTTCAGTTTCTTCATTTTGGGGAACAGGAGATGTTTGTGATGTTGGAATTACAAGAGTTGATTTTGATTTAAGAGATTCAAATATCACGATTGAGCCTACGGCAACTTTTATGGGTTCAATCATGACATCAAATGACTCTGTGATGATAAAGAACAACTGTAAACCAAGTTCAGAACAAGGTGACTTGTGTGGTATGGTTGCAGGACCTGGTAGAATTTTAGCCGTAAGACAAACAATAAATACCAATCTTAATGGTGACCCAATATTAGAACAATATCAATTAGAACAAGGTGGTAAAGTAATTGATGAAAATGGCGCATTTGTTGTTGATGTACCAATGAACTTGGATTATGTAACAACAAATGAATTTGGTGAATTAATATTTTCAAATAGCTCAAGTGTTGGTATTCCAACAAAGGGTAAGTATAGATTTAAAGTTAAAACAAATGAAGGCGAAAAAGAAGTTGGGGCAATACAAACATCAAGTAGTATTATTGGTCCAAACTTATTAAATCTTTCTGTTTTTAATCCAAAAGGTAGTTTATTACGTGGAAACTTTTTGGTTCCAAATGTTAAAGAATATGGATGGGATGGTGGAACTGACCCATCAACATTAAGTAACACAACTGAATTCTCACCAATATTTGGTGATAAAAATAAGTTAATTGAAACTCAAAGTTTTAATTTTACAACAAATGCGGCACTTTTACTCAGTTCAATCACGGGTGAATATAAAAGTATTACATATAAAATTAATAATGTTACGGATACTTCAAAATGGGTTGACCTACCAAATGGTGGAACATTAGAAATCACGGTTGAGAAAAAAACAACCACAACCGTTAATAACGGAAATATAGAAGAAATACCACAAACTGTAACATTAAATTTTACAAATTACGATTATAAATTTTCACTATTTCAAAGGTCATACGCCTTTTCATTAGATTGGGATGATTATCCCAATAAAAACGAAGCCATTGGTTGTCAAGATTTTTTCTATGAATTTAATTATAACAAAGTTTATACAACCGCACAATTAATTGATGAATATAGAAAGGGTACCAATAGAAGTAGATTCTTATCTATTAAAGAAATATTGGACCGAAGCTGTGATTCGGAAGTAAACAAGTTTCCAATTAATGACGGAGTTAGAAATTTTGATTTATTATATTTAATCATTTCAATACTGATGTTAATTGTTGGTATCACTGGTTCAATATTAACAATTGTTTATTCAATTGTTAAATTCTTATGGAATAATTTTGCGGTCTACATTGCTGCGTTTTTCATCACCTATTCAATTTATAGGGTTGCGTCATCAGGATTTGTCATTGCGGGATTACTTAACCTGGGAGGACCAGTGGTAGGTGCTATTATAAGAGAGGTGTTAGAAGCTGCGGTATGGTTGGCGGTTGGTGCGTTAACAACGGTATTCTTTAAACAAATTACAAGTTTCAAATTTTCACCTTTTAGATTACCAATGATTACTTATCCCGATTGCTCAACGTGTGATTGTGATTCTTTTGATTTTGGGGACTCACCAACATCTGGTGCATTTAATACAAGTATTTTAGCAAACATAAACCAACCATCATATTTTGCACCATACGACCCCAACAATACTGATGGTTATGTTAACGCAATAAAAAATTCAGGATATGGACAAGTAGTTGCGGGTAGAGATGATATTAACACAGGGCCAAGCGCAAGAGAAGCAAGATACACCTATAGATACAATGAGTTTTGGGTTGCTGATGCTAATAATTCTGGAAATGGATATGGATTACCTTTACCTGAAAGGGTAAACTTATATAATACAAAAGGTCACTATTTTAAAAATGGAGGTACAAACCGAATTAAAGTTTATCCTAACTATTTAGGTAACGTTTTACCAACGCCAATACCAACATCAACATCATCATACGCTTATTATGAAGACCAACCTTTGGTTGTTTTATGTGATAGTGGTACTTTAGCAAGCTATACCGCGGGAACTTTAGTTACATTTTCATCACCATCAAAAGATACGGATATTAATGTAACTGGTGTAACCAAAACTAAAAATGACTTAGGTACTTTTGGGGTAACTGGAACAACTAATTTACCAACATCGGCAATTACAACCAGTATAACATATGCTAATCCTGATGGACCTGGTAATTTTTCAAAAGATTTTATAGTTAAACAAGATTTATATAAAACTATTAGTACTAAAATCACAAATCCAAATGATGACGGTTTTAAAACCATTAGTAATGGAACATCATATACTTTAGGCGATGTAAATGGTGGAACATTTACTGTTGATACAAACTTGTCTTATTTTGTTGGACAAAAAATCATAATTCGTTATAATAGTACTAACTATCAAAAATCAGTTGTTGTTTCATACAATCAAAGTACGGGTGTGTTAGTATTTTTAGGAGCAACCGAAGTCATTGGAAACGGAACATATTCAAGTTGGGAAATAAATATTGGTGAAACCGTTAATGATGTCGAGGTTACGTATTTAGATAATAACAACGTACAACAAACTGTAATTGTAAAAGCAAATACTAATAAAACAATATATAACCAATACGGTTCAATAGACAAAACAAAATACAATTTTGTTAAATTTGAAGAATCAAGTGTTTGTTACGCACCATATATATTTCCAACTGATATTGAATATTATCAAGTTATTACAGGATATACGTTAGAGAATTTAAAAACAATTGTTGGTACAAATTCAATAGACGGTAGAAGTTTTTATAGAAGAGTTGTAAGAGGTGTAACGGTTGTTGGGTATGGATTTAGAAATCAAGATGATGAAATCCCTGATTCGGGTGACAACCCATGTACCTTATGTTATTCACAAGATGACGGGGTAAATGTTCCTTTAGATACTATACCTAAAAATGATAGAGAAAATTTGGTTGTTTTATTTTTAATGAAAGGTGTTGACCCATATTCACCAAGACAACTTACAAGAATAGACGTATCTGTACCATTGGGATTAACAGAAGGTTCGGTAGTTGTTGAAGGTAGGTACAAATTGAACGAACCAATTAAATCGGGTTTAACCTTATCTAACCATAATACTTTTACAAATAACGCAACAGCATCAATTTACAATACATCTAAATTCTTTACACCAGCAACAGGTAGTGGATTGTGGAAATTTTCGGCATATACAACATACAATCATTTATTATATAGTAGTTACAATGATTATGATGTTAACACTGGTGGTGGTAATAATCAGTACATCCAAAATAATCCTGATGGGTATTTTAACAATGAATACACTATGGGCGGTAGTTTAATGATTAGAACCGAATATACTAACTTTGAAGTTGCTAAAGACTATAAAGGTGGTGGCGGTCGCAAAAAAGATGTTGGTAATTATGTGTTTAACTACAGCGTTTACGACCCAACAGGTTCAACAATGACAATTTCTGATAACACAAAACTTGTTATGAGAACCGATAGATTACCTCGTTCAGATTCATTTGATAATGATTTTGTGTTAGCACAAAACAAATCATTTTCAACATACTTAGTTTCTGATGATGGAACTTCAAGTAAATCATTGGCGTCTGTAAGCAGTAATTCCGACTTTACAAGAAATGATTCTGCTGATTTTGAAAATGCATACGGTTCAGGAACAACATCAGTTATGAGTAGTTTTAGTTGTAATACAATTGTTCCATTAGGTGCTTATCAACAAACACCACCAAATCAAATGACACTTAAACCAACCACCGACCCCGTGTATTATACTTCAGGTGACCCTGAATATGAAATAGTTCAAAATGGTTGTTATGTAATATGTGATAAAGATTTGGCAATTGCTTCAGATTTGAAATCATTTTCAGAATGGAAGTCAAGATTCTTAATGGGTTTTGCTATTTGTAGAAATGTATTTGGTATGACATTTACTAATAATTGGATTAACGGTGTTTTATATATGCCAGGTTTTCAAAATGACAAGATATATCCAGGTATTGAAGTTACAAATCCAACGTATGTTTATTGTAAAGAAAAAATGGTTTTTAAAGAAGAAAACAATTCATTCTTTTATCGTTCATCACCATTCAATGGTTCAACTTTTGTTGGAATGCAAAATACACAAGTTGATGATAATTTTGGTAATCAATACTTTTTAGGTAATCCAACAACCATTGTTGATTTAGGACCAAAAGATAACATAATTAAAAATGTTTGCGCCCAACCTGAATTTCAAGGATATGTGTTAGATACATTAAAGGCAACTTCATTTCAAGGAATTGGTGATTTAATGCAATTCTTTATTATTAGTAGATTAACAAACGCCAATTTTTTAGAGAAAATTTTCGGTTCAGGTGATTCATCAATTAGTGAATTATTTAGTAGACCGGCACAAAAAATTGATGGTGATTTCGCACAATTGAATAGTATTAACAATGAAATGGGTGTTGTACCTTTTTCACCTGAATCATATAGTCAACAGAATTTATTTTACGGAGCAACCCCAAAACCTGTTGTTGGTGTGTTCTTTAGTTCTGATACAGTAACAAGAGATTACATATCACCTGGTCGTGAAATATTTATTGATACACCAACAAAATTTGGTTATAACACATTTGGACATAAAACACAACAAGTACCAATGTATAGATGGGAAATTAAACAAGGTGACGCACCGACACCAAGTATTTTTGGCGGTGAACTAAACAATTGGTTAACATCACCTTCGGACTTTTACATCACACCGTATCAAGGAATTGATAGGTTAAATGATAGTACATATTTTGCGAGTGAGGTAAAACACCCAACAGTACAAAGACCTGGTTATATTTATAACTCAATACCTTTAAAAGATTTTAGTGGTAATGTAACAGGTTTTACATACACGGGGTATACTAAACCTCCAATAAACACAGGTAATAGAGTTGTGGTTGGAGCACCTTATCATTTCTATTTTGGATTGAAAAAAGGTAAGACTGCTTTTGACATATTTGTAACTAAAAATCTAATTAATATATAATGGGTAACATTCAAAATGATATAACAATTATTAAAGGTAACCTTAGATATAAAGGTGCTTCTGAAAGGTTAATATCTTTACCTGTTGAATTTGTTGGTGACCGAAAACAATTAATAGAATCCGATAGAAGTAGAAATATTAACGCTGCTGAACAAACTGAAGTTGAAAGACAAGCGTCAACAACATTTAGAATCGGCGGAAAAATATCAAACATATTTTCAAATATTATTTCAGGAACAACAAATTATGATGGATATAAAAATTTCTTATATCTAACAAATCCATTATCTGTTGTCCAAAACAATCAAATTTTATTTAACAATTTTGAAAGAGTTCCTGACACATTTGGTTTAAAGTGGGGAGGACTTCCACAGTATAATGAATTTAATTTTATTAGAAACGATGTTGAAAATCCTCATAATGTTTTACAACCACAAAGTGCATCAACATATAATTGGGGGGTTTATTTAAGTTATCCATTTTCATCTGATACCAAACAACAAATGTCATACGTTGATAAACAAATTAATGGTACACCATTAACATTTATTGCCGAAGAAGGGATACCTTTTACAATTATCAATACCGTTCAGAAAGGAACCAACTATATTACTTTCAGATGTGCTGGTAATCACAATTTAAAAACATATCAATATGTTGAATTATCAATCAACTATAATGGTAATCGTTTATTTAGGGTTGATATATTGGGTGAACAAGGATACGATAATGAAAACACAAGTTTTTCATTCATCAATCCTGGTTATACAGGGACAACATTCGTTAATGGAGTTTCAGGTACATTTAAAAGAATCGGAGATATTTCAAATTCAGGTGAAAGTAAATCAAGATATTATATTAGATTACATAAAATCTTAACCAATGAAAATGAGTCGGATGTCTCTAAAATGGGATTTGAACACGTACCATTTTCAAACCAACAAAAAATTGAATATTCCGCCCTCACGCCAAATTTACAACAAAGAGTCTCAATAAAAGAAAACTCACAATCATATAGTTTTACATTCAAAAAAGATTTGAATATTGATACAATGGTTGATAACAATATGAAACCAATTACTGACGTATTTGTAACAATTGTTAATAAAGGATATTACGGATGGTTTAACAAACCAAAACCAACCATTACAGATAAATATGGATTACAAAAAGGTTGGTCATTTAATTTTCATTCGGATAGTTTGGATGATTGGTGGGAAACAAACAACAATAATAACTTGGTTGAAATACCTGTTAGTTCATATAATAAAGTGTTAAACGGTAATCAATATACATTTTATTATAATCAACCATTAAAAATTGATGATGTTTTATCTGGGGATTTTTGTGAATATAATGATATTGAACAGATGGAATATGTAATATCCAATTGTAAGCATAAGATAACCTTTAATGACTTATTATATCAAACTCAAATATTAGTTCCACCAAGTAATAACCCACCTGGTTATTTTTATACACCACACAATGCAGTTAAGTTAAGGGATTTTGCGGATTCAGTGACTGGTGCTGTCGGTCAAAATATAAACACAAAACCATCATGGGCATATTTTTCACAAAACCTTAACACATGGTTATGGAGAACAATCTTGGAGTATGGTGTTTTTGAAAATGGAAACGGTGTTGATTATCCGTTTTTAAATGATGCTCATTATCCGTTTTCACAAATATTGTTCTTACAATCAACACCATATAGTAACATAAACCAATCAGTTGCGGTAACCGCTCAACCAATCAAAGACGAGTGTGAATAATTTTAGACTAAGATATAACCCCCTTCAAAACGCAAATACAGATATTGATTTGGCATTACAGACACCCATCTTAACAACATGGGATTTAAATGGTGTGAATGAAAGTATTGATGTTTTTGAAAATGAAATAGTTCAAAAAGCTGTCAACCCAATTGATAACTTTGAAACCATAAGATACTCACACGCACGTTGGGCTCCTCAGATTATTAATGTTGACCCAAAAACTAGTACCCATTATGATTTTTATTTTTATTCTGCAACAACAGATTCATCAATAACGGCAACAACAACAAATACGGCATGGGTTACCGATTATAGAGCAAACGGATTTACAAGTAGACAAATTTATTATAATGACGATGTTTTTTCAAAATCATATTTTAAATTAGATTTTTATGATTCTAAAAAAAGTACATCACAACAAAATTTATTAACAATTATAATTCCAACACAACAAGGTTTAACAACCTCTGCGGTAATTGGACAAAACACCGTTCAAATTAGAAAACCTGAATATCAATTAAACTTTACTGGTGATAAGGAAGGGTATTTTGTTTATTGGTTAAAATCACCTGAATTTTTTAATCCTGAAATTAATACCTTGTACATGTCAGCAAAATTTTATGATGCTAGCATTGGTGGATTTAAAAGAATGATGAATTCACCACAAGGTACAATTAATAATAAGTTTAACTTTTCACAAGAATTCTATTTTTACTATACACTTAACTTGAATTACGATGATTATACCTATGAGGTATTTTTTAATAATGAACCAAATTCTTTAAAACCACCCCAATTAATCAAAGTAGGTACTGATTATAATCCTATTAAATGGTACGAATATGTTAATCCATGAGCACAGAACAATATAATATAGTAGTATCCCAAGAATTTTTAGAATCTGCAAAAGTTGATGTTTATGTTCCATATCCTGATGGAGGTGGTAGAGGTGAACCTGCTTGGACGGGATTAACTTATTTATTATCGGGAGGAACCAATGGTACATCAATGTTAACAGGTTTAACAATTCCTATTATGTTCAAACAAACATACAAAGACATTGGATATTACTCAGGTTTTGATGGTGCGATATATCAAAAAGATATTAATAACAATTTTATTTATAGTGGTGTAACGGGAAACTCAGCATATACTTTATATCTTTATAATACATCTGAAGTATTGGCTCAAGATATTGTTTACGAAGTTGATTGGGGTGATAACCAACCAGTGGAAACAATTACAAAAAAATATCCTGATTACGCATCACATGATTATCCACCACTTACAAGTGGTACACCAAAAACATATGAAGTTAGATTAAGTGGGACAGCGGCTTGGGGTACAACAGTTACCACAAAAAATATAACAATGCCATATACTGAAATAAGTTTTGATAATCCTGAGGGAGAATATTATTTTGTTCCTCGTGATGGATATTGGTCAGGAACCCCTGTTTCGTATAAATGGATATTCACAGGTGACAGTGAAAACAATATTCAAGCACAAATATCCTCAAACTACACAACAATACCATTTTTGGTATCAGGATTTACAAGTTCAAAAATAACACAATTAAAACAATATGGTCCTAATCCTTATATTGAAGGAGCGCCCGTAATTCAAAAAGGTGAAATTGTTGGATATGTAAAAAACTTGGGACCTGATTATACAGGTT